TCCATCTACAATTTTAACATAAGATTCATTTGTAAAATCTAATTCTGGATTTGCACAAAGAGATACATTATTCAAGAACTGAACAAGATCATAAATTGCAAAATCTTTTGGAAAATCTTCTTCAATTTCAACTTCAGCAAGAATATTTTTCATCACAGACATTGTGCGAAGAGACTTACCTTCTTTGAATAATATTGATTGATTTATTGAAGAAAAGTTTTTTAATAAATTAAATGTTTTTTCTGATAGTTTCATAGATTCAAGTGATTCAAGAGTTTGCATAGTTAAGGCATTTGTTCGAAGTTTCCAGATGGCATAGATGGTTCTCCATAATGTCCATCAAAGTGTAATAATAGCATAGCATAATGTATGACTTTCATCAAGTCTTTCTTATTCTTTCCGTCTTTATTTCCATACCTACTTCCATACTTAAGTATATTTGCTTGACAAAAAGAGGCTGCTAAATCTTTAGATGCCATCAAATCTATGGTTTGAACTTTACGATACTCATGAGAGTTTCCTGTGTAATGTCCTTTATAAGTTCCTGAGACATATTCTTCAATATCTTTTAGAATTTCTTCTTCGTGATATTTGTAATAATGTGCTGACTTCGGTTCGTAGTTAAAATGACTATAAGGATTTGTACCACCCATATCTGCTGTAGTTAAATCGATTTCATAATCTAAACCATCAGGTTCGTAACCATAAAGATCTGCTTGAGAGTCAGTGCTTCCACCGCCAACTACAAACTCAGCTCTTGCTCGATCTACAGGATCAGTAAAAGGATTTTCTGCATCAGGATCATTACGAGT